GTTCAACCACTTGACCATGGTCTACACCTCCTTCGATCAGTCGCAGGTGACGTCAGCGGCGCCGATGCCCCAAGAGATCGAGTCCCCAGCAACCATCACCTTGGGCCCGTTCGCGAACGCGGTCCAGTCGGTCTTCTGCTGACCGGCTACGGCAGCGCTGACGATGGCCCAGTGTGTGAGCGTCCCCGCGTCGGTCGCCTCGGCCGAGACCAGCGCGGCGTTGTTGGACTTCACCGAGGGGGTGGCGGCCGTAGCCGCCGCCCACCCGGCGGCGCCGACCGCAGTGCGGGCGAGGATGTCCGTCTCGGCGACGCCATCCTCGGAGTAGGCGATGTGGTCAGTGCTCGCCGCGACCGGGAAGACGTCGTCGAGCACCGCCTGCTGCACCGCCTGGGTGAAACCAGCCATGATCTGCCCCTATCAGAGGATGCCGCAGTCGTTGGGGAACGTGCCGGAGAAGAGCACGCAAGGGTCGAAGACCGCGAGCACGAGGCGCTCGGCGATGTTCTGCGCAGTGTTCTGCTCGCGGAACGTGCCCGACAGAACCATGTCCGCGTCCACGCCGACGTAGGTCGGGCCGGTCACCCAGATCTGGGCCCCCGTCCCGTAGCCGGGCGAGACGATGAAGGTCACCCAGTCGATCGCGGCGATGCGCTCAGCGAGCAGCACCGCAGCCTCAACCGTGAGGTGAACCGTCAGCCGCGTGCCGAAGGCGGCCTGGGCCGCGAGGGCCAGGGTCTTCGACAGCGCCTCCTCGGCGCAGCCGTACGCCGTGGCCACCACGTCGGACAGCGCGGGGTTGTCCGGCTCGGTGGCCGTGCCCAGGAGCAGGGACTGGCCCAGAGCCCACTCGGTCGTGGCGGTGAGCCGCTCCCGAGCCAGGCGCTCCAGGTCGATGTTGCTGATCGTGGCGCACTCGACCGGCTGGATCACGTTGGTCGGCAGGAACTCGTGCTCGTCGCCGACACGGGTCGGAGTCTTGTCCGTGGGGTTGCAGGCGTCCTGCAGCAGCGGGGCTACACACCCCGTGGAGTTGAAGCGGACACCAGTACGCCACTCCACGCCATCCGGGAAGGAGAGGCCCCGATCAACGAGGCCTCCCTTCCACGGCTGCTGCGGAAGCCACACGGGATTGCTGAGAGTCATGACGACCCCTTTCCGCTAGTGGTTCCGGGTGGATGCGATCAGGAGCCGATCGGGCCCTCGGCGCACGGCGCGAGAGCGTCGCACAGTTCGACGGGGATCTCGACGCGCTTGGCGTCGCAGCCGCGACCCAGGACACCCTCGAAGGTCTCCGCGAACGCCGCCAACTTGTTCTGGCGGTTGAGGTCGTGGTCGCGGATCTCGGTGCCGAGGTTCAGTTCGCCACCGTCCATGAAGGTGTAGAAGCCCTCCGGCGCGACGATCGTGGTGATCGGGTCGTCGTAGGGAGCCCAGGGACCGCTGACCTGCGGCGACGGGAACATGTGCAGGTCCTTGGAGTAGGTGACTCGCACGCCGTACGGCGCGAGCGCGCGCTCGATCTTGTTCGCGGCCTCGATCTCGGTCGTCTCGATGAGACGGCGAACCGACAGGTCGCGAGCGACCGCCGTGGTCACCCAGGAGGGCAGCCAGGTGCGGAAGTTGACCGAGTCGAGCAGGCGCTGCTGCTGGCGCTGCTCCTCGACGGCCCGCAGGACGTTGTTGACGATGTTCAGGTAGAGGCTACCCATCGCCTCGCCCTGGTGGGTCGTGGTGGTGAAGGTGAGCATCTTGGCCCAGAGGTGGATCTCCGAGAGGCGGGCCTTGCTGGCGGTCAGCGCGCGGAGGATCTCCGCCCAGCGCGACGGGTTGAACCGCTGCTGGAAGTTGCCGATCGTGATGCACTGGTAGATCGCGTCGAGCACGACCTCCTCGGGCTCGGGGCACTCGACCTCGGCGCACTGCTTCCAGGTCTCCGGGTCCTCGGTGACGGCCGCGTCGTCCTCACAGGTCCAGACGGCCGCGCCAGCCTGCGGGAGGCAGACGGGCGGGAACCAGCGCACGGCGCCGTTGACCGTCATCGACGGCAGCGAGGCCTTGAGCGGCCGCGAGGCGTCGAAGGGAGTCGTCGACTCCGGGAGGTTCTCGGAGAGGACGCAACAGCCACCGGCGGCCGCGACGGCCTCCGGCGAGCCGACGGCGTCCAGCATCCGCATGACGTCGTCCGGCGAGGTGGAGGCGGTCAGCGTGTGGTCAGCGCCCAGGTCGGTCTGGATCGTGACCACGTTGGTGCGGGCGCCGGGGCGCTGCGCACGGCCGTAGCGGTTGAACTGCGCCGCCAGGGTGTCCAGGTCGATCGAGTCGCCGTGCTCGGCCATGCTCGGCCCGAGCAGGACCGAGTAGTTGGTCTTCGACTCCGGCGCGGCCGGGGGCGGCGCGGGCTCGTTGACCTTGACCCGGCTCTTGAAGCGCTCCAACGCCTCGTTGAGCGGGAGCACGCGGGGGTTGCCTGCGGCGGCGACCTCCTCGGCGGTGGGCTCGGGCACCTCGGGCTCGGCCTCCGGCTCGACCTCGGGCTCGACCTCGGCGTCCTCGACGTCATCGAGACCCTCCAGGAGGGCGTCGGCCTCGGCGGCGAGTTCTGCCTCGCGGGCCTCGGCCTCCTCCAGGGCCACGGTGACCTGGTCGTACGCGGCCCGGAGAGAGGTCAGAGCCTCCAGGTCCGGGGTCGCCTCACTGCGGGCCGCCTTCATCGCCTGGGCGAGGACCTTGCGAGCAGCGGTCAGTTCGGCGGCGGTCGGCGGGTTCTCGGTGCCGATCCGGGCGATGATCTCCTGCGCCTCATCCATCAGAGAGGCTCCTTCCATGTGGTTCGTGAACACTGACCCGGATCATGAGAAAGGGCCATGTGCTGAAGAGTAGAAGGCCGATGCTGGCTTTCGCCAACACCGGCCCCCGTTTCTTACTCCTCGTCGTCAGGCAGGCTGTCCGCGAGGTGCGCTGCGTACAAAGGCGCGACGGCCTGTGAGATCCGTTCGAGAGTGGCCTCGATCTTGGTCAGACGCTCGTCGTCGAACACAGCCTCTGCCGTGATCGGCTCCAGTACGGTCTGGCCCTCCAGAGTCTCAGGCGAGACCTCCAGCGGGTTCTCCGGGTCGTCGCAGCCGCAGTCTTCCTCAGCGAGCGCAGCCGAGGCAGCCAGTGCCACCTCGTCAGCGGTCATGTAGCCCTTGGGGAAGCCGCCGACATTCACAGCCGGGAGACCGCACAGGGTCATCTGGCCATCCTTGCCAGCCTCCCAGTGCCCAGAGACGTCGCTCGACTTGAAGGCGTAGATGTCCTCGTCGCTGGCGCCCGGCCGCAGGCGGCCCGCGAACCAGATGCCGTACGCATCCTGGCCAACAGAGACGTCAGCGACGGCCCGGCCGGTCTTGTCGTAGTGTCGCGTCGCCTCGACGGCGCCGACGCCGACGTTGCAGTGCGAGCCCGCCACCACGATGGTGCCGGTGCGCTGCCCGCCCGCGAGCGGGGCGCGAGCACGCATGAAGCCGTCCAGGTCAGCGCTCGGCGGCGTGATGCAGCGGTCCGGCCGCCCGCGTACGCAGATGCCCCACGGTGCGATGTGGCCGAAGACCCGGCCTTCGTCGGTCACGGTGACTGGGCAGGACCAACGGCTGGTGTGCGGGTCGAAGAGCAGGCGGTCGTCGTTGCCCGGCACGCCGAAGCCCGGGTCGTTGAAGGCCTCGGGGTCGGTCTCGAACTCGACGATGCGCAGCGAGCCGGAGGCCGCGACTGCGATGACCTCGTCCTCGTCCGGCTTGATCAGCCGCAACTTGACCTTGCTGGCGGCATCGCCGGTGAGCGCGGCCGTGTCGACGACAGCGACGTGCCGGAGGCGGCCCCGGGTAGTCACCTCCAGCGCGTCGTCGGCCATCATACGGCCGAGCGTGGCGTAGCCGTTCTCGTCCTCTTCGAGGTCGTTGGGGTCCTCGGGGAGGTCCGGGCCACCCTCGCCCAGGATCGCGCTCTTCTTCACGCGCAGTTCGACGTCCACGTGGTCGAGCGCGACCGAGACGCCGACGGCCTCCTCGTTGAAGAGTTCCTTGACCCGGACGATGGCGGACTGGGTGTCGGGGTCCTCGCTGGCCGAGAGCCAACCACGACCCCAGATGTCGGAGCCGTCGCGCCACACCTCGGCGACAGCGCCGACGGTCATGCCGGAGTGGTCACCCTCCTGGCGATCCCAGATCAGCGGGACCGGGAGCACTGCGTCGTCCCACTCGACCGACTCGTGCTCCAGCATCCGGCCGTCACCGGACGGCGTACCCTCCACGGCGATGATGCCCTCGATGGGCTCGCCGGGGTTCTCCATGATCGCTACGGCCGCAGCCACAGCCTCGTCATGATCCATCGAACGATCGCTCCTGTCGCGTCGGTCCTTCGGGGGCTTGGCGGGACCGGACTCGCTCTTGCGGTCGCCGTCGTGCGGGCAGTCAGGCCAGTCGTCGAACTTCGCCTGCACCCGCTCGTAGGCCTGGCAGATCTTGCGCTTGACCGCGTTGACGTCGTCGGTGTTCAGGCCCTCGATCTGCGCGATGCCGTGGCCACCGGCCACCGCCGCGAGCCCGCGCGGGACCAGGGTCAGCGTGCCGCCGATGATGTCGGCGAAGCCCAGACCCCAGGCTCCCTTCTCCTCGGCAGGCATGTCGTCGTTGCGCCAGAAGAACGCCTTGGCCACACCGGTGGCGTCGACCTTGCCGTCCTTCTTGCCGAAGTGTGCGAAGACCCTGTCGGCGGCCGCGCCGCCATCCCAGTCATGGTCGCGGTCGGCGATCGGCAGGTTGATGTCGCCGTGCACCGAGAAGTTCTGGGTGCCACCGTCGAGGTTCTTGGTCATCAGCCCGACGATGGTGGCGTCCAGTTCGTCCTGGCTCATCCCCTCCAGACCCCAGCCGTCCGGGAGCGGGACGTCGTCGCAGCCGAGCGCGTTCTTGCGCTTCTTGATGTGGGCCTTGGCCTTGTCGGGATCCTTCGCGCGGCCGATGGCCTGGATCGCATTGGAGAGGTCCTCGCAGTCGGCGATCGGGAAGGAGCCGTC